GCCAGTAATCAACGGAGCGTTGGGCGAATTGTCAACGGTTGATCTTTCATTTACTGGCGGAGCGCTAAGCGTCAGCTGATAACGGCCATCACTTGGCCCGACACAAGGAGACAAAGTGAAAATCAAACTGAAAGTCACCCCGACCCCAAACGGTCAGGTTCACGAAGTATCAACAAACTTGTTGTGCATCGCAGAATGGGAAAAGCAAGAAAACCGCAAAGTGTCTGACGGCCGAGGAATCGGCATCACGGACATGGTTTTTTGGGCGCACTTCATGTTGAAGTTAAGCGGTCAAAAGATCGAGCCAACTGCCAAACAATGGCTGGACAATCACCCAGACATGGAAATTGAAGCGGTGGATCAAACAAACCCAAACCATACGGGCGGGGAACTTACCGAAAACAACTAGCAGAATTGCTGGTTTCAGTAGGGTGGTGGCCGCCGCACATAGAATTTGACACACGCGACCTGCTGACCGTCATTAGTGTTTTAAATGACCAGTCAAAGGATAAAAGGCGATGAGCAACACAAAACCAGTGAGAGTTATTGGGGTTCAACATGCGTTGAAACAGTTGCACAAAATTAATCCTGAACTGCGCAGACAATTCACGAAACGTTATAAAGACATAACAAAACCCGTGGTGGCACAAGCCAAGGCCGCGTTCCCATCTGATCCCCCTTTGTCGGGCATGGGAAGGCCTCATACGCGCTTAGGTGGCTGGGATGGCGGTTTAGTCCGTAAAGGCGTAATAGCCAAAATAAACACGCGCAAAGGCCGAGGCCAAGAAGTGGCCGTATTTGTCATTCAACAGCGAACAGGCTGGGGATCAATCTTTGACATTGCAGGTCGAAGCAACGCATCATCCCAGTTCGTTCAAAACTTGATGGGTAAAGGATATGGCGGCGCATCCCGGGCCATGTGGCCAGCGTACGAATCAAATGCAACTGTTGTACAGGCTGCAGTGATTGAATTGGTTGCAGATGTGCGCGACACCGTAAACAGAAATTTGGAATCAAATGGCAATTAAAATACCGATCATTTCCGAATTTAATTCGGCGGGCATTGATAAAGCCGTAAAAGAATTTAATACATTAACCAGCAAGGCTGACAAAACAGCGTTTGCATTAAAGAAAATGGCTTTGCCAGCCGCTGCCGCATTTGGCGCGATTGCTATTGGAGGATATAAAGCGGCACAAGCAGCAAGCGATCTAAACGAAACAATCAACAAAACCAACGTCATATTTGGCAACGCTTCAAAGTCTGTTCAAAAGTTTTCTAGTAGCGCTGCCAAATCGCTTGGAATGGCCAATCAAGAAGCCCTGGACTTTGCAGCAACTTTTGGTGGCCTTGGAAAAATGGCAGGGAAAACAGGCGATGACTTAGCCACGTTTTCAACAGATCTGGTTTCCTTAACTGCTGACATGGCATCGTTTAACAACGCCAACCCTGCTGAAGTTGCCTTAGCCCTAGGTGCTGCATTGCGCGGAGAAAGCGAACCGATTCGAAGGTTTAACGTTTTAATTAACGATGCGGCGGTTAAGGCCGAAGCAATGGCAATGGGCCTTTATAGCGGTACTGGCAACCTTGACCAACAAGCCAAAGTTTTAGCAACGCACCGTTTGATTCTTAAGCAAACAACAGATCAACAAGGCGACTTCAACAACACAATTGATTCGGCCGCTAACCAGCAAAAGATTTTGACAGCAACCATAAAGGATGCAACAACCAAAATTGGTCAAGCGTTTTTGCCAGTGCTTGAAGCCGTTTTGCCAATGTTGGTTAAGTTTGGGGAATTCGCTTCCGATAACGCTGGACTGATTGCTGCAATGGCAACCGCGCTGGGCGTTCTCGCTGGCGCAATTATCACAGCCAACGTGGCCATGGTGGCATGGAAAGCAATTAGCGCCATCACGGCAGGCGTTAACTATGCACTAGCCGCATCATTCACCGCTGTTCAAGTTTCGACCGTAATTGGCATTGCTGCTGTTGCTGCTGGAACTGCTGCGTTCATTGCTTACCAACAGTCAATGAAAGGCGCAAGAGCCGAAGCAGACGCACTTACTGACGCAACAAATGGTCTAAGTGGCGCTTTCGTAGGGCCGCAATTATCACCAGAGGAATTAGAAAAACGTACAAAAGCATTCGAGGCTTTAGGAAATAAAGGTGGTGGCGCAGCCAAGCAGATTGAAAGTTTTGCGCAAGCCCTAAAAGACAAATTAAGTTCTGCATTAGATGACGCAAAGACTGCACTTGATGATGCCAAAAAAGCATTCACAGATTTTGCCACAACAGTTTCCGACAGCATCAAACAGGCCTTTAGTTTCGCTGATGCCCAAGAAGCAGGATCGGAAACAGGTGCAGGATTCCTAGACGGCCTGCGAAGCCAGGTTGCAGGCGTTGTTGGTTATGCAGCCAAAATTCAATCGTTGTTAGACAGCAATCTTTCCAAGGAAGCGTTGGCGCAAGTTTTGGCATCAGGGCAGGAAGCGGGAATAGCAATTGCAGATCAGTTAATTGCTGGAGGTCAAGCGGCCATTGATGAAACAAACGCACTTGTGGATTCCGCAAATGCCGCTGCAGGAAAGGTTGGTTTGAATGCGGCCGCCAAGTGGTATCAAACGGGCGTTGATAGCGCAACAGGAATTGTTAATGGAATCCAAGCCGAATTGGACAAACTGACACCAAAACTTATGGCCAAAATGGATGCAATCGTAGCCAAGATGAAACGCACTGTGACTATTGATGTTTTAGTTAATGAGCGTTTTAACAAGATTGCGTCAGGTTTGGGAATTCCAGCCATGGCAAATGGTGGAATAGTTAACAAACCCACCTTGGCGTTGATTGGCGAAGCAGGCCCTGAAGCAGTTGTGCCATTATCCAAAATGAGCGCTGCTAGCGGTGGAGATGTGAACATCAACGTTGCGGGTGGACTATCAACTAGCGCCGAGATAGGTCAGTCAATCGTTAATGCTTTGCGCGCCTACTCGCGGAGTGCAGGGCCGCTTGCCCTGAACATTGCCTGATGGCTGGCTTTCCAGTTGTCAATGCTGGCAACTATGACCTACAAGTTGACACAGGATTTAATGTTGACGCATTTACTTTAGATGACCCAGTTAAAGGTTTACTTGATAACACCGTTTATGTGTTAGACGGAACAACCCAGTTTGCATCGGTAATTGAATCAACGCAATCAATCAGCGTTAAGCGCGGCCGTCGCGATATTGGAGACACGTTCAGCGCTGGAACAATGTCGTTTGAAATTCTTGACGTGTCAGGAATTTTTAATCCGTTTGACGAATTAAGTCCGTTTTGGGACACAAACCAAAGTGTGCCCGGGCTTGCCCCAATGCGCGAAGTAAAACTAATTCGATACGACAACGCCGACAACCCAGAACTGTTGTTCCGTGGTTTTGTTATAAATTACGATTACAACTTTGCATTAGGTGGTCTAGACACCGTGACCGTGTATTGCGCGGATCAGTTCTATTTGCTGTCGCAAACCTATCTTGACGAATTCAACCCATCAGCCGAACTGTCAGGTGCGCGACTAGAAACCGTTTTAAGCCTGCCCGAGGTAGATTTCCCTACGGGTGCAGGCCGTAACATTGCAACGGGAACAGTCAACCTCGGCCATGATGCGGCTTACACCGTGTCGGCAGGAACAAACGTGTTGACCTATGTTTCGCAGGTAAACGACACAGCAGAATTTGGGCGTGTGTTCATGTCTCGTGAAGGCGTGTTCACATTCCAAGATCGCATCGGAAACACACTTTCAGCATCAGTTGCCGACTTCCATGATGACGGAACAAACATTCCTTACAACGGTTTGGGTATTTCGTTTGAAGCCGACGCTGTAATCAACCGTTCGGTCGTAACTGGGTTAAACGGCAACACGGCAACCGCCGATGATGCCACATCAATTGCGACCTACTTCATCCAAACGTCAAGCATTACAAACAGCCTGCTACATGAGCAAACGTCAATTGACACGGCCGCCAGTTACTTGTTAAACCCTGATCCTGAAGCCAGATTTACTTCCGTTGAAACAGCGTTCATGGCGCTAACCACGGCCCAGCGGGACACGGTAGCCATTATTGAAATTGGCGACACGATTACCATTGAAAAAACTTTCGCTAGCGGTATTAGCACAACCGAACTTGCCCAGGAACTGTCCGTGGAAGGGATCGAGCATTACCTAGATTTAAGTTCAGGCCACAGGGTTTTGATAAGCACCGCCCCAACTACCATCGTTTATGAACTAATCTTAAATGACCTGATCTATGGCACACTTGACGAAGAAAATGTCTTAGGATAGGGGCATTATGGCTACACCAACAACACTTCCAGCCACGTTCGTTGCAGGCAATGTTCTCACCGCTGCACAAATGAACGATTTGCGCGGCGCGTTTCGTGTATTACAAGTTGTTCAAGCAACCAAAGCGAATACGTTTAGCACGACTAGCGCAACGTATGTTGATGTAACTGACTTAAGCGTGTCAATAACCCCGTCGGCAACATCTAGCAAAATTTTAGTTTTAATGTCGGTGCAATTGGCCGCGACAACTGGCGACGCAATAGCGCGACTTGTCCGAGGTTCAACAGCAATTGCGGTGGGCACAGGTGGCTCTGGTTATAACGGCACAGGCATGGCATCCTCTAGTTACCCAAATTCAATGTTTACTATTGCAACAGAATTTTTGGACAGCCCAGCCACAACATCAGCAACAACGTACAAAGTACAAGCCCAGGCAAATAGTGGAACTGCCGTAGTGAACCGTCGAGGTTTTGATACCGCTTACGGTGGTTTTAGCACTATCACAGTGATGGAGATCAGCGCATGATTGACTACGCACTAATTCTCAACGCCAATTATCCCGGCACACAATGGGCGTTAGACGGCGAAACCTATGACGGTCTTACATGGTTAGACAAAACACCAAAACCATCACAAGCAGAATTAGACGCAGCATGGCCGCAAGTGAATTACAACAACCAAGTTGCAGCCGTTGAAACAACACGCCGCACACAATACGAAGCGCAATCTGACGGTTTGTTTTTTGAATGGCAACGTGGAACAAACACTAAAGAAGCATGGGAAACCGCAGTCCAAGCGGTGAAAGACGCTAACCCGTACCCGCCAACCCCATAATGAAATGGCGTTACCTCATTGGCTACGGCGCGCTAATTGCAGTCGTATTGTGGGGATGTTCTGGGTGTTCTGATCGGGAACGTATGAACTGCATTCGAACTAAAAACAAGGCAATCACATTAACCACCGAAATTCAAGTTGGGGGCGGTCGCTGTGGCTAGATACACAAACGATGAAATCAAAGCCAGACTAATTCTTGTAGTTGGAATCGGGTTGACATGCGCGTTTGTCGGGTCAATTTTTACCCTGCTTTATGGCCTGCTCTTTGTGACCCAGCCACTGGAACAAGCCCCAAACGACGCTGAAGCGTTCTCTGTGTTAAACCCAATGCTGATGACATTGTCTGGTGGTCTAATAGGCTTGCTGGCATCTAACGGATTAAAGAGCAAAACGAAAGGCACAAACGATGAAGCAGAGTGATAAAGCAATGTTGGCCAGTTATGGCCGTTCAGTGGTCGCAGCCGTTATCGCTGTTTATTCCACAGGCAACACAGATCCAGCCGACCTGGGCAAAGCAGCGTTAGCCGCACTTGTGCCAGTTCTGTTGCGTTATGTGAACCCAAAGGATTTGGCTTTCGGTCGTGGCCGTACCGCATAAACACAAAATCATTTTGCCCGCAACGTTGCAACATGTAACGCCAGGGGAAATGCCAATGAACTTGCTGGCCGAGGTTAAGCCTTACGGCAAATTGCATTTGCTTTGCGCGCAAGCATGGATGGCTTGGCGTGATCGAGCCTTTGCCGATGGGATCAAAACATTTAAGCCAACAAGCGCAGCCGATACTTACCGTTCTTTGGCAACGCAAACAATCGCATGGAATGACCGCATGCAATTAGTCCCGATTGAAGGGGTAAAACCTCGGGTGTATCAGGGCAAAAACTGGTATCTAAAAAAAGGCAAAGCACCTATTGCGCAACCTGGCAAGTCAAATCACAATCTGGGTTTGTCTGTTGACGTGAGCGAAGCATCAGGGGAACGTTTGGCATTTATGGCAGAGACCGCCGCGCTGTACGGCTTCACTTGGGAACTGGATTCCGAGCCTTGGCACGTCAACTACTACACAGGCGACCGTGTTCCAGCCCTTGTGCAGCAATGGAAAGAAGCGAAATCCTTGCAATGACCTGATGGTTTGCCTACGGTGGAAGCACCGACGAAAGGCCACAAACCATGGATGCCAAAACTTACCACTACGAAGTTT